TATCAGGGGCATAACTATAAATAACGCTGTAGTGATTGTGGATGAATGTCAGAACTTGAATTTTCATGAACTTGATAGTATAATTACAAGAATAGGTAAAAACAGTAAAATTATATTTTCTGGAGATTACACACAATCTGATCTTACTAAAGAAAATGATAAAAAAGGTATTCAACATTTTATGAGAATCCTTAAATGTCTAAAGGATTTTACTGCTATTGAATTTGGAATTGAAGATATAGTAAGAAGTGACTTTCTTAAACAGTATATCATAGCAAAGTATAATATGCAAAATGACGGAAACTATTAAAGTATTAATAGATCATATAGATCCTATTGAAGGTGTACTGGGAAATATTACTAAAACAGATCATACAGACCATGCTCTGAGAGCAGTATTTCCTCAAGCTAATTATGATATTGAGTATCATGCTTCAGGGAGTATTTTATATAAACCTGCGGGTAAAAGACTTAAGAATTGGATATATCCTGTAGTAATTCACAACTTAACTTTTATTAACTTCTTATTTGACTGGGGTGATACAGACTATGATATATTAGGAGTAATGCCTCCAGAAGTAAAGTATCATTATGATCAAGGTAGAGGAACTATTATAGTTATTATACTAGAACCTATAGGCGGCTACAAAAGTACTGAAAAAGAGATACTTATACGAATGGTAGAAGGTAACCCCAGATATAAAAATATTTTATTTCTTACCTTACACTATATTGATTCTCCTAATTTTTTATTTGTTAACATACTTGAAGATACGATGAAAGATTGGGGACCAGCAGAAGATCTTAGTCATAGTGATTATAACAAATTAGAAGATTTTAATAATAGACGTTTTTGTTGTTTTTTAATGAACTACAAGGAAAGTAAAGAAAGAACAGCTTTAATAGAATATTTAATAAAAACTCAAATAATAAAAGAAGGTTTTGTATCTGCCAGAAAATATAGTAGTGAATATACATTTAAAAATTTAGATATAGAACATACTTTTAATAAAGTATCTCTTAATATTATACCAGAAGGTAATTGGGATAGAACAGCAGAGCCTTTTATGAGTGAAAAAGTATATAGAAGTTTTTTATTTAAAAAACCTTTTATCTATATAGGACAATATAAAAGTTTAAAATATATAAAAAGTATTGGTTATAAAACATTCTCACCTGTAATAAATGAAGAATATGATAATATAATGGATAATAAAATAAGATTTATTACAGTATGTAATGAGATAAAAAGACTTATGACTAAACCCAAGGATGAGTTTAACAGCGATATGAATAAATTAATTGAAATATGTAAATATAACTATAATTTATATATACAACACCAAAAAGAAAACAAACAACAACTACTCAATATAATACATAGAGAAATAGATGACTGGTGATAAATGTATACATTTTATGATAGATGATATAGATAAAATTAAAGGTCCACGTCCTAATCTATTAGGAATAAATAGGCATTGTATGCATATAGAATCTATCTTTTCAAACTATAAAGTAAAGTATGTGCCATCTTATTATGCAGATAAAGTACCTTACAAATGGTTTTACCCTGTTGTAATCTATCAATTTTTTATGACCAGTTTTACACAAGGTAATAGTGGTCATCCAATACATACACACCTACCAAAAGCAGTTAAAACAGGTATAGATAAAAGGCAGGGAAAATTATTATTTATTATAGTAGAAGGAATGCAATTAGAAGCAGTTACTTACATAGAAAGTTTTATACTTAGACATAAAGTTATGTCTGCTGATCAAGAAAATTTTATATTTATAACTCCGCATATACTAAATCATCCTCATTTTTATACTACAGACTTAAATCCTCAAGCAACAATATATAATGAAGAACATGATATAGTACTATCTGAAAATAGAGAGTATAAAAAAGGTATTAGTTTTTATGATAATACCAGTACATTAACTAAGCGAAAATTTTGTTGTTTTTTAAGTAATTATCACGAAAGATATATTAGAGGTTTAACTGCCTGTGCTTTGGAAAAAACTAAGTTACTTGATCAAGGTTTTGTGTCTTTAAAAAACTATGGACAAGACTTTAAAGAAACTTTAGATACTTCATTATTAACTTCTAAGCATTTAAAGGCTGTATCCACATTAGTAAATGAAGAATTTACTGAATTAGAATTTACAGCAACGGATAAAGTATTTGATATGTTAAACATGGAAGAAATACTACATAAATCTTTATTTAATTTTGTCATCGAAGGTTCTTATGATAAGCCTGTTAATAGAGTATATAATGATGTAGCTGGAGCAGTACTTCATATTACAGAAAAAACATATAGAAATTTTATATACAAAAAACCTTTTATAGTATTAGGTCAAGTAGGTCAATTAAAATTTATAAGAAAATTAGGATATAAAACATTTTCACCTATAATAGATGAATCCTATGATGACTGTACAGATTCCTCAAAAAGATTTTATATGGTTATGGAACAAATGAAACAATTATGCAGTAAAAGTATAGAAGAATTAGAAAAAATAATTATAGAATTAGATGATATTTTAGAACATAATTATAAAGTATATTATGATAATAAAAATAAATTACAGAAAACACTGGTAGATAAACTAAATGAATAGTATATATAAAAACTTTAATAATAACACGCTAAACTATGACCATGATTGTTATCCTTGGGATATATGGGTATTAGAAATAATACAAGAGCTATATCCTTATGTAACCAGTCTTGAAAATATACATAAAGAGGTACCAACCAGAGAACTTATACATATAACAGATATGGTACAAAGTAGACTAAGCTCTGATAAATACTCTAAAGAGTTTGATTCTTTTGCAGAAACTTATATAGCACCTCTATTAGATGATAAAAAATATTTAATTAAAAGACGCCCAACTCTTAATTTGGTAATACCCAATCAAGAAAAATTAGGTAGAAAACTACCGTTTCATCAAGGTATATTTTATAAAAATGGTAGAGGACAAGGTACTATATGGATGCCTTTAACAAGAGCATATGATACTAATTCTATGTATGTAGTAACTACAAATAGTTCTAGAAGAATTACTAAAGCTCTGATAGAAAATAAATGGGATCAGAAAATGTTTGAACGTGAATGTTTAGCAGTAGCTTATCCAGTAGATTTAGAGGTAGGTCAGGCACACCTATTTCATCAAGAAATATTACACGGTAATATAAATAATGAAACTAATATTACCAGAATGGCTATAGATTGGCATGTATTAGTAGAGGGAGAAGAATTTGGTGGCAGACTTCCTGGAGGGTTTTTTAGATTACCTAATGATACAGAGTATAGAGTAATAGATCACACAAATGATACTTGCGTAGGATATATAGGTAATAATACTGAATATGATAGAGATATACCACTTAATCTACAGAGAGATGCGCTACGCACTTTTTGTAAAACGCATAATATACCTAACAATATGATGCAAGTTGAAAATGAATATTTACACTGGATGCCTATATTAGAAGATCTAATAGTATCAGAAGTAGATGTTATAGTTATGCATAGTATATATTCTTTACCTGATGAAATAGTTAGAAGAGAGTATTTAATAAATTTAGCTTTAACAAATAAAGTTACTATGTGGTTTGCTAATGAAGAGTTTTGCCTAACCGATGAGTCTGAGAAACAAAAAATTAATACATATTTAAACTTTGGGTATAAACAGAAAGGATGGATGCCGTGGGAAACATAATACTGCAACAAACTAAGATAGATTATGATTTATCTTTTATATATAATATTGAATGGTTTAACTATAAAGATCCTTTAAAAGATATTATGACTCATCAACTAAAAGATCTGCACAAACCTTATGGAGGTATGCCTTCAAGCTATACTGATGAAAATACTATCATATATCAAAAGTTTTTAGATAAGTCAGAAATAGATTATGAAATTTTAAGTCAACAAACAAATATAGATATACACACTGTATCAGTAATAAGACAAAGACCAGGAAACTGTATACCTCTACATATAGATAGATTCTATAAATTAAGACAGATTAAACCAGATGGAGAACCTGTTAGAGCTAATATCTTTGTAGAAAATTGGAAAGATGGGCATATACTTCAGTTTGGGAACGATATAAAATGGAATTGGGAAAAGAACACAGGATGGATATTTAATGAACATGTTCCTCATTTATCGGGCAATTGTGGTATGCAAGATAAATATACCTTACAACTATCAGGATTTTTTAAATAATGGCAATTAGATATACAAATCTACCAGATAATAAAAGTAAACCTTTTGGTGGAGCATACAGTGTGCATGATAGAGAGCTAACATCTTATAGAGATGAAACTATAAGAATGTTTACTGTTAATAATAACTATACAGAGAAAAATGCAGAAATAATAAAACAAGACTTTTTACAAACATATAAACAATGGATGTTTAGCCATTTTCCAAGAGTTAATGGAGTAGAACACTATACTCATATGTGTTTTACACAAGGAACCACAGAATCTTTTGCACAGTTTTATATTAGGTATAGAGATAATCATAGACTACGAATAGCAAAAGGTGAGTATTTCTATAATCAAATGATGAAATCATTATGGTATAGCGATAACTTTGCTTGGTTAGATGATGAACCTATTAAAGAAGGTGATGTAGTATTATTGAGTGTTCCTTTTGCTGATACAGGTGCAGTGCCTAGTAGTCTTGAAAAAATATTGTGTGATTGTGATAGACTAAAAGTTCCTGTTATGTTAGATTTAGCGTATCTTAACCTAGGAGTAGACATGTCATTTGATTTATCTCATTCTTGTATAGAGTATGTGGTGTCATCCCTGTCTAAAGTATTTCCTATAGAGAATCATAGGGTTGGTATACGTTTACAAAAAGAACCTTTTGAAGATCAAATATATGTAATAAATGAATATAACTATAATTATATTAATTTACTAAGTGCATATCTTGGTACTGCTATGATGAAGAAGTTTCCAGCTAATTATGTATTTGAGAAATACCACAGTAAACAATTAGCATTTTGTCAAAAACTTGATTTAGTACCTTCCTATTGTGTATATTTTGGTATAGACTATTCTGGACGCTTTAGAGAATATAACAGAGGCGGTAATGGAAATAGGCTATGTTTCTCAAGAATATGGGATGGAAGAATGAAGTATGACTTGTAATAATGACTGGGATGAACTACAAGAAATTATAGTAGGTACAGCTGATTATTGTAATATACCTATACCTAATATTAGTACGTTAAAATGTCAGTATCCAGAGTTTGAAGAAGAGTATATTAAATCCGTAGCAGGATTTTATCCTCAACAAATTATAGATGAACAAAATGAAGATCTTGAAGTACTGAGTAATACATTAAAGTCTTTAGGTGTAAAAGTACATAGACCAAATACACAATATGCAGAAGCCAATACGCAATCACCTACATGGAAGGGTAAAAACTGGCATTATTACTCTCCCAGAGATCTTACACTTATTATAGATGATAAAATTATAGAGACACCTTCTCCTATATGGAATAGACAATTTGAAACCTGGGGATATAGAGATATTTTTACACAAATGTTTCGTGAAGGATATACATGGCTAAAAGCTCCTATACCATTATTATTTGATAAAAATTACAAAGAAGATACAAACGGAGTCCCTGCATTAAATAATGAAGAGATCTTATTTGAGGCAGCTAATTGTGTACGGGCGAACGATGATATATTATATCAAATATCTAATACAGGAAATAGACTGGGTGGTGAATGGTTACAGCGTATATTAGGTAATAACTATAAAGTTCATATAGTAGAAGGTTTATATTCATATGCACATTTAGATAGTACTATTGTACCAGTAAGGGAAGGTTTAGTATTATATAATGCGAGTAGGGTAAATATAGATAATGAACCTGAAGTATTTAAATCTTGGGATAAGATTTGGATAAATGAATGTGTCGGAAAAACAACAGCACCAGCTGGCTTACCTTGGGGAGCAAGTGAATGGATTGGTATGAATTTTCTTAGTGTAAACCCAAATCTTGCTATTGTAGATAAAAAACAAACAGAAATTCATGAAAAACTAAATGCTGTAGGTATCAAAACTATACCTTTAGAACTAAGA